TAAGCAGATTCGTGGTACAGACAAAGCTGACTTGATTGTTGCTGGTAACACTATGTATTCTTTGTATGTAAACGCTTTGCAGTCTATTCAGCGTATTGCTTCCGAAGAGTCTGGTGCTGCTGGTTTCGCTTCATTGAAGTTCTACGGTGGCGGTACATCTGCTGATGTGGTACTTGGTGGCGGTTATGGTTCACAAGAAACAGCTACTTATATGTATATGTTGAACACCAACTACATTTTCTTACGCCCACACAAAGAGCGTAACTTTGTACCTATTGGTGGTGAGCGTCAATCTATTAACCAAGACGCAATCGTGAAGCTCTACGGTTGGGCTGGTAACTTGACAACTTCTAACAGCTTCCTACAAGGCTTATTGACAACCTAAAAGCTAGGGGGAAACCCCTACTTTTAATAGTCTAATTAATTAATAAAGGAAATAAATCATGGCATTTACAACACTACCCATCGCAGGTGCAGACCTCGTAGACACTCAAACTGTTACAGAATTAGCTGCTAACGGTACAACAGTTCCTACTTTTGGCCCACTTGGTACACAAACTTTTGCAAATGACGGTAAGCGTTATGTTTGGGCAAAAGCTGGCGAGGCTATCACAGCTTCTACAGCAACTTGCTCAGTCAATACGACTACTTTTGTAGCAACTGCTTCTGCTGGTACTTATGCAGCCCCAGTATTCACAATGGCTTCAGGTGACTACGGCTGGTTTAGCAAGGCTTCAGTCTAAAAATTGAAGATGTAGTACAAAACTGGGATTCCCTCACAAGGGGAGTCCCTTTTATTTTTTTATAACCCCCTAACTACTTAGGAGCATTAAAAATGGCTATTGATAGCGATGTACAAGGTGCAGATGCACGACTAGCAGTCCAATTCTATAAAAAAAGCGTTAAGCAAGACATGGCTTCAGACGAAGCTGGTAGACCGATTTTTAAAGAATTTGATTTTGTCCGTATTATGATTCCTGGCGATAATTTGACAGAAATTGACACATACGCCCAAGAGTCCCATAAACAGCGTTTTCCTCGTCAATGGGCACATTATCAAAACCAAGTAGCAAACCACGAAGATGTTATTGGTACGCCTTTAGACCAATGGCCTCAGATTACTCGTAGCCAAGCTGACGAATTGCGTGGACTCAAGTTTCAAACAGTAGAGTCTATTGCAGACTGTTCTGACCAGCAATTACAGCGTATTGGCATGGTGGCAGGAATGTCACCATTTAATTTCCGCTTAAAAGCCAAGGCTTTTTTGAATTTAGCTAACGATTCTGCCGAAGTAGCACAAAGAGAAGCAGAAATGCAAGCATTACGCCAAGAAAATGATAAAATCAAGGCAGAAACAGATGCGAAGCTGGCTGCTATGCAAGAGCAGATGTCAGCGCTACTTGCGGCTGTTGCGGAAAAAACTCCCAAAACACGCAAAACAAAAGTAGCAGAGGCTTAATATGTCCCAAACAATGCTCCAAATGGTGCAACAAACAGCAGCAGAGCTTAACTTAGCTGTGCCGTCTTTTGTTGTAGGCAATACTTCTCAAGATGTTCAGCAAATTCTAGCGCTGATGAATGGCGCTGGTTATGACCTTCTTAAAGAGTATGATTGGCAAGCATTGCAGGTACAGTACCGCTTTTATACACAGTCTTTAACCGCCAACGCCACAACTGTCAATGGTTCGTATAACTTGACTTTTGAGGCGGGCACAGATTTAAGCGCTGTTGATAGCCAATGGCAATTAACAGGCTATAACATTCCACAAGACACTTATGTAGTGTCCGCAAATAACACTACAAAAGTAGTTGTTATGAGCCAAATAGCTACTGGTAGTGGCGTACAGTCAGTAGTATGCGCTCAAACCGCTTATGACTTACCTGCCGACTTTGAAACCATTACTGACCGCACTCAATGGGACAAATCCAAACATTGGGAAATGTTGGGAGGTGAAACTGCACAGCAATGGCAATGGTTAAAGTCTGGTTATATTTCAACTGGGCCTAGAGTACGCTGGCGTATTCTTGACAACCAATTCCAAATTTGGCCTGTAATGAATACTAATGAATATTTAGGCTGGGAATACAGAAGTAAAGGTTGGGCAAGAAGCGCTGCTGGTGATGTAAAGAATAGCTTTACTGCCGACTCAGACACTACAGTTTTTGATGACCGTTTAATGGTTTTGTTTACCAAAATGAAATATTGGGGCATTAAAGGCTTTGACACTACAGTCGTTTCTCAAGATTATCAGCGTGTTTTAAGCATTGCTAAAGCTAATGACAAAGGCGCTCCTAACCTTAGCTTTGCGCCATACCCAAGTAAGGTATTAATTGGTTACGCTAATATTCCTGACACAGGCTATGGTTCATAATGCTATTACAACGAGCAAAACAAAACACAGCTAAAACAGCCTCTGTGCCAGCACCTATTGGTGGCTGGAACGCTAGGGACTCCCTTGCAAACATGAGTCCTATTGACGCTGTGCAGTTAGTAAATTGGTATCCTACGCCTACTGATGTCACTATGCGTAAGGGTTATAGCGTATCGTCTATTTTAACTACTGCTACTGGCGTTAGAACCATTAGTAGCATTACTTATGTAAATGCAATAGCGACTTTAACAACCGCTACAGCGCATGGTTTAACAACAGGTGTTTATGTGTCTATTACAGGCACAACCCCTGCGGCATATAGCGGTGTATTTAAAATTACCGTTACTAGCACTACAACATTTACTTATAACATGGCGACTACGCCTGGTGCTAATGCTACCGTAGTAGGAACATACTTAAATCAAGCAACAACCCCTATAAATACGCTAATGAATTACACCGAAGTAGGCACTTATAAGCTATTTGGTGCTGCTGGTACAAACATTTGGGAAACAAAAGCTAATCCAGCTACCATTGCGTTTTCTGGTATTACTAGCGACAAACTTCAGTCAGTCAATTTAAGCAACACCGCAGGTAAGTTTTTAGTAGCTTGCAATGGTGTAGACCCTGTAATGATTTATGACGGTACAAGATGGTTTTATGTAGCAACAACCACTACTGCCCAAACAATTAGCACTATTACTAGGGGTGGTACAGGTAATTTAACTGCAACTGTAACTACAGCGGCACCGCATGGTTTAGTAGACAACAATAGAGTTACTATTACAGGTGCTACAGAAGTTAATTACAACGGCACTTATGTAATTGATGTAACAGGGGCTAGTACCTTTACTTACACAATGGCTACCGCACCTGCGGCTAACGCTACAGTAGTAGGTACTTATACCGTAATTGGCATTACTGGCGTAAACAGTAACACCTTTATTAATGTGAATTTGTTTAAAAACCGCCTATATTTTACGCAAAAAGACACATTAGCTTGCTGGTATTTAGATGTAGACGCTATTGGTGGCCCTGCTTCACCGCTATATTTTGGCGGTATTGCCCGTAATTCAGGCTATTTGCAAGCTATGGGCACATGGACACTTGACGCTGGACAAGGTGCAGACGACTACGCAGTATTTGTAACTAGTATGGGCGAGGTTATTGTATATAACGGTACAGACCCTGATAATGCTGACACATGGCAATTAAAAGGTGTATGGCAATTAGGTCAAACTTTTAGCCGTAGGTGCTTTTTTAAATGGTCTGGCGACCTTTTATTGCTGACTCAAGATGGTTTAGTGCCTCTTGCTTCTGCATTGCAGTCTAGCCGCTTAGACCCTAGAGTAAATCTTACAGACAAGATTTACTTTGCAGTTTCACAAGCTGCAAGTCTTTATTACGCTGAATTTGGCTGGCAAATTAACTATTTTGCTGGCGAAAATATGCTTATTCTTAATATTCCTATTCCTAATGGAGTAGAGCAATATGTAATGCACACCATTACAAAGTCTTGGGCTAGATTTGTAAATATTCAAGGTTATTGTTGGGAAGTGTCAGGCGATGCCGATATGCACTTTGGTAGCGATGGTTTTGTTGGTATTTTTTATGACGGCTTTGCTGACGATGAAAGCAATATTACCGCAACCGCACAACAAGCATATAGCTATTTTGACACCCCTGGGCAGTTAAAACGATTTACTATGGTAAGACCTATTCTACAGTCTACAGGTGGCGTACCAAGTGTTTTATGCGGTATTAGCGTGGATTTTGACACTCAATCTCAATTAGGTGCTGTGTCATTTAACCCTAATACGCTTACAGAAGGTATTTGGGACTCGTCTAAATGGGATAACGCAGTATGGGCTGGTGGTTTAATTACTACAAAGATTTGGCAAGGCGTTACAGGAATAGGCTATACAGGTTCTGTAAACCTTAATGCTGCCAGCAGAGGAATTGAATTGCATTGGGCTTCTACCGATTATGTAATGGAGGCTGGAGGTGTCGTTTGATATTGCTTAACCAGCAAAGTCTTAAAGATTGGGCTATTAAACATAAAATGCCTACTTCAAATGACGCACATTATTTAGGTCAAGTATTAGATGGACAGATTAGAGCAGTAGTAGTTTATTGTGGTTTTTTTGGTAAATCTTGCATGATTCATGTAGGGTCAGAAGGGCAGCATTGGGCAACTAAAGACTTCCTCAAAGAGGTCTTTAATTACCCTTTTAACACATTGAAATTAAAGGTTATAATTGGCACAGTTGCAGGGAGTAATACAAAAGCCCTAAGACTAGACCGACACCTTGGTTTCAAAGATGTTGCCTTTATCCCTGACGCACACGATGATGGGGATTTGGTCATTTTAGAAATGCGCCCAGAATATTGTAAATGGGCATAGGAGAAGGTAATGGGCGGACAAACAGTTTTTCAAGGTGGCATGGGTATACCCAAAGACGGGCAAAGTGCGCCATCAAATCCCTATGGTTTTACGCCACCATCAGGCCCTGCAGCTTCTGTAATGAGTCCTTTTTATAATGCAAAAACAGGCGAAACATATACTGCTACTAGTGGAGGATATACACCGCCTTCTTCAGACTGGGTTTCAGGAAATTTACCTAATAATTTTACGCCAACAGTAGCACAATCAGTGGCTGCAAATGCTATGCAACCAGTTACCCTTGCAAGCCAAACGCCTGCAACAGGTGGCTTAAATTCTGCATTAGGAACAACTAGCACCGCAGCACCTATGCAAGCATCTAATTACGACACTACTGGCGCACCTACAGCAATGCCAATAATGGGCGCAAATGTAAGCAATCCTAATACTGCTACTTTAGGTACAGGGCAGACTACAAACCCATTTAATGCTGCTACAAACCCTTATATTCAAGCCGCACAAGCGACTACTATGGGTAACTTGTATGGCGCACAAGCAGCTACGCAAGCTAACCGTATTAACCAAAATACTCCTTATGGTTCATTGAACTACACCCAAGGCGTAGATGCTCAAGGTAACCCTACATGGACAGCTAACCAACAATTAAGCCAACCATTGCAAGACCTTACAAGCACTTCATTACAAGGTTTGCAACAAAGTTTGCAAAACCCTATGTATGGTATTAACCCTGGCGAAACATACAGTAACGCTATTATGCAACGCTTACAGCCACAAATTGAGCAAAGTAATGAGCGTTTACAAGCACAGTTAGCCAACCAAGGAATTGTCCCTGGTACTGAGGCTTATAACCGTGCTATGACATTACAAGGTCAAAAGACTAATGACCTATTAACTAGCGCACAAGTGCAAGGCATGAATACTGGTTTGCAAGCACAGCAACTACAGAATACTCAAGCAGCCAATATTAGGTCTTTGGCAGCGCCTAATTACATTAACCCATACAGTCAAGCTGCTGTTGCAGGCCCTGATTACATGGGTGCTTACACTACTAGCCGTGCTGCTGACATTGCACAACAAAACGCTGCTAATGCTAGAACAGCTAATTTGCAAAGTGGTTTGTTTGGATTAGGTTCAAGCGCTATTTTAGGTGCTGGCGGAATAGGAAATATTCTTGGTAGCGTAGGAAGTGCGGCAAATGCTGGTACTGGTTTATTAGGACTAGGCGGTTCTGCTTATAACTGGCTAAATAGTGGTGCTTCAAGCCCAATTAGCTATGACGCTAGTGGCGCAGTAATTAATTCAGGAATTTCTAATGCTTTAGATGGTAGCGGATATACAACATCGGCTGGAAATTTTATTAATAATGCAGATTATTCAAGTCTTTTCTAAATATGAGCATATTAAGATACTTCAATAAACATCAAGGCTGGCATAACGGCAAGCGCACCCCTTTTGGTGGTGGCAATCCTATTTCTAGCGTTACTGATGCAATTTCAGGTGCTATAGGTACTGACGGTGGTGGTGGTGGAGTATTAGGTGCTTTAGCTGATATTGACCCAGGCCCTGCTATTGGTCAAGGTTTAGCCGAAGTAGATAAAACAGTAGGCAGAGAAATACCTGGTGGCTGGACTACCTTAGGTGCTGCTGCACTTGCTGGCACAGGACTATATTTTGCTCCTGAAATTATGGCTGCTTTAGGTGCTGAAGGCATAGCAGGTAGTCAAGCTACATTTATGGCTGCTGATGCTGCTAACCTTGCAAGTCAAGGATTAAGTCAAGCCGCTATTGCGCAAAATTTAGCTGCTGGTTATGGAATTAGTGAAGCTGCTGCTGCTAGTGCTGCTGCTGCTGCCGCAGGTACAGTAGGAGAGCTTGGCGCTAGTGCAGTAACCCAAGCACTTCCTTATTCTGAAACTTTTGATGCTTACAATTTAGCCCAACAAGGGCTTAGTTCTTCTGCTATTGAGCAGAATTTAACAGCTACTGGTTTAAATAATTTTCTTGCTGCTGATATGGCTCAAATGGCATCTAGCGGTTTAAGCCCACAAGCTATTGCTCAAAACCTTGCATATTCTTACAGCCCTACAGAATTAGCTGGTACAGGCATTGAGTCTTTGCAAGCAAAAGCTGGAATGTCAGCTACTGAAGTGTTAAAAAATGTAAGTCGTGCTAAACAAATTGCAAGCCTTTTAAATCAAGGTGGCACAGGTGCTGGTAAAAATATTAGCGTAAAAAACATACCTAATGCAAATGAATGGGCGCAACAAGCAGCACAAAACTTTGCACAAGCTACGCCAGAACAATTTGGTGGCTATTATCAAATGAACCAAAACCCATTTACATTTAGCAATCCATTAGCTGCCGCTTTAAAAGGCAAAGACGCTACAGGTTTAGATGTTTCTGGTACAGGTGGTACAACATTACAACCAGCAAATTTAGCTAAATTATTGGCATAGGAATTATTATGGCACTTACAGCAGAACAACAAGCAATGGACTTTAATCCTGAATTACAGGATGTTAGCCGCCAAAGAAAATTGGCTGATTTGCTTATGTCCCAAGGTATGCAACAACCACAAGGTCAAATGATTAGTGGCTATTATGTTGCACCTAGTTGGGCACAACAATTAAACCCTATGGCTAATATATTGGCAGGGCAAGCTGTTGGTAGTCGTGCTGATACAGAGCAAGCTAAATTGGCTGAGGCTTTGCGTGTTCAAAAAGGTCAAGCATTAAGCACTTTCCAGCAATTAATGGCAAAACCTGAAACTCGTGGTCAAGCTATGCAATTTGCTGCTTCTAACCGTTTCTTACAACCTTTAGCGGCTAAATTAGCTGAAGGTATGAAGCTTAGTGAAGGTGAAAAGTTTGTAATGCCAGGAATGGATGGTCAATCTGTTGAAATTGCTTCTGGTGGCGCTAAATATCGTGCTCCTTTGCATTATGACCTTGGTAGTTATATTTCAGTTCGTGACCCAAATGACCCAACTAAAGAAACGCAAAGATTACCAAAAAGCATGTCCCCTGAATCTGCTGCTAGATTAGCTGATGAAGGCATTGGTGGATATGGCGGTGGAAGCTCTGTTTCTATGGGTGGAGCTAGACCAACTACCATTGCACCAGGCTCTCCAATTCTCGCAAAACCTCCAATGCAAGGAACAATGCCTGCTGCTGGCGTAAATCCTTTTGCAGATTACAATAATTCTGTTGTTCCTCCTGCTGGATTGCCTCCTAAAGATGCTCGTAAATATATGGCTGAAGCAAATACTCCTTTAACAGGTGATGCTTCTGCAAGAGTTCAAGGTGGTTTAGACACTATTGATGCAATTGACAGTTATAGAAAAATTCTTACTGATTACAGCAAATTATCATCTTTAAATCCAACTCAAAGAGCTAATTTAGAAGCTGCATATTACACAATGACGCTTAAATCTAAAGAAGCAAATAAATTAGGCGTCTTAAACGGTAGGGACCAAGAAATATTAGAAAAATTAGCACCAAACCCTAATGATATTAAATCTTTGTTAGTTACAAATAATGTTTTAAGTGAGCAAGCATTAAAACAACGCAATTTAATTACTGGATTTACTGTAAATTCTTATGGTGAACAACGGAAAAAAATTCCAGAATATGTGATTAATAAAATTCAACCACTTAAAACAGAAATTACTCCTGCTCAAGCTGGCAATATTGAAAGACCTAGCATGATTGACGAAACAACATGGGGTTATATGACTCCTTCAGAAAAAGCTTTGTTTAAAAGGTAAAAAATGGCTGATTTAACTATTGAACAGCAACAAGCAATAGCTATAGCAAGCGCTAGGGCTAGAGCCGCACAAGCTAAACCTGAGCAAGGAAATATGTACACTCAAGGCGCTGAGGATATTCAATATAGTCCTGAAGGCATACCTTTAAATACATCTTCTTATGGTTCTGCCCCTACAGGTGTTACAAGAGATGTTCAACAAGCCTTAACTAGTACAACTGCACTACCTTTAAACATTGCTACAGGCGTTGCTAAAGCGCCTGCCGGAATTGGGCAAGCCCTATCTAAATTAATGGGTTCAAATGCAGGTGATATACCTGTAAATATGATTAATCAAATTGAACAAGGCACACAAGCACAAATGGGTGGGGTAGGTAAAACTGCTTCACAAGTTGGAAGCATGGTAGGCCAAGTTGCACCATTTATGGCTGGTGGCGGTGGTACTATTGGTCAAATTCCTAGTTTTACTCAAAAAATAGGAACAGGCGCTAGGGCTGGTGTTCTTTCAGGATTAGCTACACCAGAAGAAACAGGATTAAGCGAACAAGACTTTATTAAAGCCAAAGGTCAGAATATGGCTATTCAAGGCGGTATTGGCGGTGCTTTTCCTGTGTTAGGTGCTGGCGCATCAAAGTTAGCAGATATGGTTCGTGGCACAAAAATGTCTCCACAAATGAATGTAGCTATTGAAAATGCAAGACAAGCTGGTTATACAGTACCTCCAACTCAAGCTGGTGGCGGAATAGTAAATCGTTTGTTAGAAGGCGTTGCTGGTAAAGCCTCTACATTACAAGAAGCAAGCGTTAGAAACCAAGCTATTACTGACAAATTAGCTAAAAAATCATTAGGATTGCCCGAAGATACAGTTTTAACTTCTGATTTAATTAAATCAATTAGAAGTGATGCTGGAAAAGCATATGAAAATTTAAAATTATCAGGCACAGTTAAAACTAGCCCTAAATTTATTCAGGCTTTGGATAACATCAAGCCTTATCAAGATGCAATGCAAGCCGCAAAAGATTTTCCTGATGAATTGGCAAATCCAATTATTAAAACTATTAATTCTTTAAAAAGACCTAATTTTGATGTTAATTCTGCTGTTTCTAAAATTAATATATTAAGAAATGATGCTGATATAGCATTTAGAAAAGGGGATACTGCACTTGCAAAAGCAAACAAAGATGCAAGCCAAGTTCTTGAAAACACTATTGAAAATCATTTAGCCAATACCAAACAAACAGAATTGCTTGATAAATTTAGGCAAGCAAGACAAACCATTGCCAAAACTTATGAAGTAGAAAAAGCAATGAACGCTACTACTGGTACAGTAAATGCCCAAAAACTTGCTGCCCGTTTACAAGCTAAAAAACCTTTAAGCGGTGAATTAAAACAAATTGCTGAATTTGGTCAAGCATTTCCAAAAGCATCGCAAACACCAGAAAGAATTGGTGGAACTATTGGAATTAGCCCATTAGACGCAACTGCGGCTGGATTAACATTTGGTGGTTCTTTACTTGGTGGAGAGGATAAAGGGTCAAGCGCATTTAATGCTGCACTTGCGTTAGGAGTTCGCCCTGCCGCTAGAAAAGCAGTTTTGTCAGATTTTATGCAAAACAGACTTATGCAACAACAAGGTAAACAAGTTATTCCGCAAAAAGTAAAACAATCATTACTAAGCCCTGAAGAAACAAAGAAATTAGCTAAAATACTATTAATGCAACAATCTGCCCAAGCAGCGCAATAAGGAAATCAAAATGAGTAGAAACGGTAGCGGAGTATATAACCTCCCAGCAGGCAACCCAGTAGTCACAGGTACTACTATTACAAGTAGCTGGGCTAATACAACAATGACAAACATTGCTGATGCCCTTACTCAGTCTGTTTCGGCAGATGGTCAAACTCCTATGTCAGGAGCATTAAACATGGCAACAAACAACATTAATAATGTTGGTACACTAACAGCCTTAACAGGCATTTTTGGCGGGACATACTAAAATGGCACAGAGCGGATTTACACCAATTTCGATTTACTATTCAGCTACGGCTACTAATGTCCCTACGGCTGGTAACTTAGTTGCTGGCGAACTTGCCATAAACACAAACGATGGAAAACTTTTTTACAAGGATTCTAGTGGCGTAGTTCAAACTTTAGCCTCTAAAGCTGGAGCATTAGGCGATGTTGTAGGCCCTGCTTCTGCTACAGATAATGCACTTGCTCGCTTTGATGCAACCACAGGTAAGCTAATTCAAAACTCATTAGTCACCATTAGCGATACAGGTGCTATTTCTGCTCCTGTTGATGCTTCTATATCAGGTCTTACTGTTGGTAAGGGTAGCGGTGCTATATCTACTAATACTACAGTAGGTAGAACTGCTGGAAATACAAATACAACAGG